GGTAGTGGCATCTTTGTTCTTCTCTAAGTCTAGGTTCATCAAGTTCATTGCGGCATTTACGCCGTCAACGACGATGAGGCTCGGCAAGTAGGCCATAATTTCGGTTCGCATTAGTTCTGCCACCCCTTGCTCGATTGCTTGGTCAGGGTTTGCATAACGAAAGAATTTGAACTTCTCGGTCGGCACCTGCATTGTTTTGAGGCGATTTAGGATGCCTCTTGCCGAGTCTTCAAAGTCAAGATAAAAGACAATCTCGTTCTTCTCTAGCTCTTGGCGAATTGCCTCTAAAGCAAGCCAAGTCTTTCCTGACTCTGATTCACCGAAAATGGCATTTATCTTGCCCGAATAGAGCAGACAGTTGCCATCTTCTCTTCGAAGCATCGTCGGCGGATTCTCGTCGGCAAGATCGATTTCTGAGAGTTGCTTTGGTATCCAAGAGGACTCAAAGACTTCGCCTTCTTCATTATGTAGTTGCACCATCGATGGCGAGTGGATTTCAAGCGTTCCAAGTTCTTTGCGGGCTTCGCCGTAGCCAAGGCTTCGCAAGGCTTTGGCAGCAGCCGAGAAGTCTCCTGAGTGTTCAACAAGGGCATAGACGGCAAACTTTGAATAGGCTCTTTCGGGTTCGAAAATGGTCGATGAGGTAAAGACGAAGAACTTGTCAATGCCGGCGTGATTTGTTGTGGCGCTGATGCCTTCATTCTTGCCTGGTCGCCTCCAAGCCGTTACTCCTGCCCGATTGATGTGAACCTTTGTCCAACCTAGAGGCTCAAGTATCTGATCCCAAGTGACTTTTGCGTTGTAATCATCTCCAGGAGTTAAACCTTCGCCTTTGGGCTTTAGTTCTTCCTGGATGTTCTCTTGCTTAGGAATGGCATCAAAGGTGGCAAACAAAGAGTGGAGTTGAGCGCGTTCGGCGACCGTTAGGGTCGGGATGGACTTCGGCCCGCCATTTAGCATCTTCCAATTTCCGCCTGATGGATGGCAGGTGCCATTTGTCGGAGCGACAATAACAAAGCCACCTTCGCCTCTTGTTTCGGCTAGAACATCGATTCTGTCGGCTTCACCTGGTCTTCTTGCGAGCTTGGTATTTCCTGGCACTTCGCCATCAATGCGATAGAGCCAATGCAACCCGCCCGAAGGTGTCATCTCTACATAACCATTGTTGATTCGATCCCAAACTTCACCAAGACCGGCGTTGGCAGCCATTTCTTTAAGTTCAATGTGAAGTTTGTCGGCAACTGCCCTGCCTTCAAGTTCTAACATCTCTAAATTGCCTGAAACTTTGCCACAGATAACTCCAACACCTTGCGAGTCGGCAAACCAGGTCATCAATTCTTCGGTGTTTGGTCTTCTCTCTTGATATTGCTTCCAAGATGGAATGCCAGGTCGCTTTGATCCATCGGTTGCCACCGGCACAACTGAGATGCGTTCGTTGGCAAGTTCAAGTGCTGTTAAAAGAATATCAGTTTTCATTTGTCATCCGCTCGATTACCCAACTGACAACCGGCACCGCCACCGCATTGCCCATTTGTTTATAGCGGTGCGAATCGGCTTGGCCATCTGTCCACCCATCAGGAAAGCCTTGCAATCTCTCGCACTCTGTCGGTGTCAGACGACGAACAACTTGTGAAGTTGCAATCGCCGGTGCTTGTAATCGATCTAGCGTGTAAGCAGGCGCACCATCGTCACCAATTCCGGTTCCGTTTTGATGCTTCTCTACTTCCCTCGCATCATCTATCGGAAAAATCGCAGGCACATTCCCTCCCCCAGTTCCCCATCTTTGAATTACTGTTTGCATCACCGAATCTTCATAAACTCTGACATCACCAACACGAGTGCCATCAATAATAATGACCGTTGTTCTTGTATCACCGCAATCAAAACCGTTTAATGTTGGCACAACCCCCCCCGCAACCCAAGTCTCATCATCTTCAAATGTCTGCGCTCGTTTAGCTTTGACGAACCACATCGACAATCGCCTGAAATCTATTTTTATCCGGCATTCTTTGTTCGCTCGATGTGCGAGTTATTGTGTCGGCGGTATCTGATCCATCCCACCATTTGCCACTTGAGTCAGCGCTTGCTCCAATGCCGGTGGCAGTTGCTTTCCTCGTCTTCCCGCCCTGCGCAAGATACCCTGCGCGGCCTTCGCCGATAGCGAGTATTTCTTCAGGTGTTCGCCCTGAGTTTCCAAGACATCCGACAATGAAGACTCGACGACGGCGTTGGGGAACTCCGAAGTATTGAGCATCAAGCACCCGCCATCCCACGCGATACCCGCGCTCGACCAACGCTTCAATGACGACGGCCATGTCTCTTCCGTTATTTGAGGAAAGAAGACCAGGCACATTTTCGAGGATAAACGACTGCGCTCTTGTCTCGTCAAGGAGTCGGCAGATTTCCCAAAAAAGTCCACTCCGTTTTCCTGCCAATCCTGCTCGCTTACCGGCAACCGATAAGTCTTGACAGGGGAATCCGCCTGTGATGATTCCATTGTCGGGAATGAATCCTGCTCGAATAAGTTGCTCACCTGTTACCCCCTGAATATCGCCGAAAATTGCGGAGTTCGGAAATCTCCGTTGAAGAATCTTTTGTGCGTGTTTATCCCATTCAACCGATGCAACAACTTTGACACCGGCTCGCTCAAGAGCAAGATCGAAACCGCCAACGCCGGCAAAGAGTGAAACTGCCGTTCTCATATTGACCACCATCCCCGAATCGTTCCTCCTAGTGGGCAGATGTTCCAATCTGCCTTTCCATCTGCAATCCATTGCCGATGAAGCCTTGCTTGCTCTTGCCAATCAGTCTCGTGGGTATCACGCCCACAATCAGGGCAAATTTCCGCTCCTACTTCTTCGTAAATGTGACGACACTTCACTCGAACCTGCCCATCTTGATAATTTCTTCACTCATCAAATCTTGAGCATCAACATAGATGGTTGTCATTAATGAAGCAGCGACCGGCACATAACCACGAGCTAGAAGTAAAGAACGAATGATGCCAAGGTTAGGCATAAAGGCAACTGTTGGTTTATCTTCAACCATAATAAAAAGTGGGCGGTAGGTCTTGAAATCGTAGCCATCAACAATTTTGGCATCTTCGCCTTCGGCATCTATTGAAAGCAAGAAGATGTCAGAGCCAAAGACTGCGCTGTGTAAATCAAAAGCATCTTCAAGGCTTATCACTTCAACAATTCTCTTGCGCTCAACCGGCGTTCCCTGCGCTCTAGTTTTAAGACCTGCGAAGTCAGCATTGATAGTGTTTGAATTGTCGCCATCGCTAAAGATAAAGAACTCGGCTTCGCCGGCCTTGTCGCTGACGGCTAGATTGTAGAACTTATCTCGTGGTCGATCCGTCTCAAAATAATAATTGTGAATGTGGTTTGGCTCAAAGATACTGCCTGCCCATCCGCGCTCTTTGTAAAAGTGATAAGTGTTCGAATCAATTATCGGATGAAAGCCGCCAATTTCAACAAAATGTTGCGCAGCCAATTTAGCGTTAACAATCCATTCATAACGCTTGCAGATTCCTTCAAAGATGGCATCTTCGCCATAGGTTGAATATGATTTCATTTCTTCATATCAATTCTAATTTCCCATTCTTGAAGCGTTCCGCAAGATTTACAAGTGACTTGTCCGTAGTCGTGCGAATAAAGTCGTTGCAGTTGTTCGCAATAAATATCTTCCTGACAATTTATGCAACTGAGCAATAATGTGGTCATTTGCTTCATTCGAGACCGCCAATGTATTGCCTTGTCATCGGAATTTCGCACTTAGGGCATTTGGGCGAATCAAAACCGCCGTCGGTGTAAACATGCCTCCATTGGCTCTCAGTATGAGAGCAAGCTCCGCAGGTGTAAGTGTATTCAGGCATTGAATAAATCCTCCTGTTTGTTATTTATTGCGAATTCGATTCTTGCTTTAGCAATCGGCAAGTATTCATCAGTCATTTCAATTCCAATGAACTTGAAACCTTCATAAATCGCAGCTTTACCAGTTGAACCCGAACCCATAAATGGATCGAGAACGATGCCACCCGCCGGCGTGACAAGCCGACACAGATAGCGCATAAGGTCTGTGGGTTTGACGGTTGGGTGATGATTCTGCCTGTAATTGTTAGTGCGATTTCTCGGATTCGAGCCACCGACACCGCCTTCTTCTCTGCCATCGTGAATTCTTATTGCCTCAAACCCATCCAACCCCTCATTGCGGTCGCGCTTGCTCGCTTTGGCGCAGTAGAAAAAGCGTTGTGGCTCGCCAAAGAATTCAACAACTTCATCCGACCCATCGTGAATGACATTGGCGGGCCAACGGCCTAGTTCGTTTGCTGGATTGGCATTAGATAAATCACTTGAGTTTTTCCAACTGTTTTCCATTACACCACCACGCTCACGAATCGCCTCAACACCCTTTGAAAGTTTTGCAAAATCTTCAGCACTCGCCTTGACCCTCGCGCCATCAATGTTCAACCCGCCGGTGCCATAGGTCAGCACATTGGCGGCGACGGTGCCAATTAGCGGTTTGCGGGCGACAACGATGGGTTCGTGCGCGGGCTTTAGTGCGGTGCCCCAACCCTGCCATTGCTTCGCCTCGGCGGTGGCGGGGGCGGTGATGTCAACTTCAATTGCTTTACTTGCTCCGATTGTGTGACGAGCGCCTTCTTCAGCATTGGCAATGCCTGACATTTTCGTGCCAACAACCTCGCGCTTCTTGAAATTTTCACTTTCAATTGTGCGCTGCCTAACCATTTCCTCAACCCATTCAGGCACTTCAGGTAAATAAGGTCGCAATTTGTCAAACATTTCGGCAGTTGCCACTGTTGGTTGTTCTTTGTCAGTCAGATAATGTCCACCCATATTGCTTTGAGTTATGTCATCAATTTGACGAGCCTTTAATCCTGTTGACCGCATCCATTCGGTAAATTTCAAATCTCTTTCACGCCTTGCAAGCGTTGCATCATTTTTATCAACTGCTTTAGCAATGTCTAACGACTTCGGAAACCCACTCCCATAAATCCACATAATCTGATCACGAATTTCAAAGCCTGCATCCTCAATGGCAACCGCCATTCGGTGATAGGTGCGAGAGCCGGAGAAGGCAAGCAAATGACCGCCTGGTTTTAGAACGCGCAAGGCTTCTTTCCAAAGTTCAACTGAATAGGCAATGCCTGATGCATCCCAACTCTTGCCCATAAAGCCAAGCTCGTAAGGTGGATCG